CCGCATGATGGTGCCGGTACGGTGGTGACGTGGCCGACGACCGCCACGAGGTACACCGTCACGAACATCGTCGTGTCGTTCACCGACCCGGCTGCCGAGGACGAGAAGATCAACGTGGCCCACCTGGGCCAGACCACCGGCGAAACCGCCAGGACTCTCGATCTGCCGCTGGCGGGCTCGGCTTCCGGCGACACCGGCCGCACGGTGCAGTTCGACTACGTCGGCAGCACCCTCATCAACGACAAGTCCACCGGCACGCTGTCCATCACCGTGGGCGGCTCTTCGCTTCTGAGCAAGGGCGGCACGGTGCAGAGCTCCACGCTCACGCTCGCCACCAACGATGCCATCCGGGGCCAGGTGACGATCCTCATTGATCGTTAAGCCTGACGGAGGCCCGTCATGGCTGAGTACGCAGCGGGCGTCACGGCGACGTGGAACGGCGTCGCGTTCAGCGAAGTCTTCGATCTGCGCGTGACGCACGGCGGTGCTCTGCCGTTGGCTCGCGCCAGTACGTGGACGCTTGACCTAGGCACTATAGAGATGTCGTGCTTTGCAACGGCCAACGTCTCGACCGCCAACTACGGCGTCCGCTCGCTCGTCACGATTGCTGGCGGCGGGTTTGCCTACCGTGCCACGGCAGTGCTTGAGAAGTTGACGTTTCAAGGCGTGGTGAACGACGTGACCCGCTACGGCGTCACGCTCAGAGTCCAAGCCTAGGAGATTTTCATGGCCCTGACTGTGCAGGAACTCGCCGCTCAGATTCTCGCGTCGGACGACTTGTCCGTGCTCAAGGTGACGGTGCGGGAGTGGAAGGACGCCAGCGGTAAGCCGCTGGTGCTCGGCATCCGTGTGATGACCGTCGAGGAGCGGGACTCCTACGAACAGGAGTGGATCGGCAACAAGGAGCGTGGCATCGACAACTTCAGGACGAAGTACCTGGCCCGCTGCCTGTGCCACCCCGAGAGTGGCGAGCGGCTCTTCGACGAGCAGGGAATCGAGCAGCTGGCGAAGAAGTCGTCGGCCGTGGTGTCGAAGCTCTTTGAAAAAGCCATGAAGCACAACAACATGACCGAGAGCGACGTGGAGGAACTCGCAAAAAACTGAAGACCCGGCCGATGCGGAGGTTTCTTTTCCGCCTCGCCGGGCACCTAGGCATGACGGTGCGGGAGTTGTCTCGCCGCATGGACTCGCAAGAGCTCAGTGAGTGGGTGGCGTTCACTCGCTACTACCACGCTCTGCCGGATCCGTGGCAGCAGACAGGCTTGCTCACCAGTGCCGTGCTCGCACCGTACAGCGAGAAAGGCAAGGCACCGAAGGCGTCCGATTTCGTTCCGACCGAGAAGCCACCGCAGACATCAGAGGAGATGGCCCGAGAGCTCGCAAAGCTCGGCGGCATCTTTGAGCAGTAGCCATGTCGAACATCCTCTCACTTGCGATGAAGGTTTCCGCCGACGCCTCTGGCGTGGTGAAGAACCTCACGCCGGCCGAGCGGGCGCTTGAGAAGCTGGGGCAGCAGGCCGACAAGACCACGGCCGTGTTCGATAAGTTTGCCAAGGATAGCCAAGCGGCAGCGACTGCTCAGGCTTCTCTCAATCAGCGGTTTGAAGAACTGTCGCAGCAACTCGCCGGCGGCCTCAACGCGCAGGAATACGCCAAGCAGTTTGAGGCACTGCAGCAGGAGGTGCGGCAGACTGCCGACGCCTTCGAGGAGGGTGTGCGAGTCACCAGAGAACTTCGCACAGAGCAGGAGATTCATGCCGAGCGGATAGCCAGGCTCAACGAGCTCGTGCGTGTTGGTGCGATCGGCAGCGAGACGTACGCCCGTGGCGTCGCCCAGGCGGATGCGGCCTTGGCTCGGGCCAGTAAATCCGCAGACACGCTTGCCGACGAAGTGCAGCGGGCATCAGTGCAGGGGCTCAAGTTCAACGAAATCAGTGGCATATTCGCCGCCTTGCCCGGCCCTCTTGGCAACATCGCAGGCCGGCTGTCTGGCATCTCCAGTGCCGCACAGGGATTGCAGCGGGTGTTCACCGGGGACATCTACGCCAACTTGGCTTCGCTCGGCACAGCGGCTGCGTCTGTGATCAACCCGTTCACCGCCGCCGCTGCCGCCACCGCTGCCTTTGGGGCCGCTGCCGTGGCCGTGGGAAGGAACCTGCTGACGCTTGAGGCCGAGGTAGAGCGGCTGACGCAGTTGGCCTCCCGGCTTGGCGTGTCATTCAACTTCATCCAAGTGCTGCAGGTAGCTGCGGTCAAGACGGGCACGAGCGTTGACGAGCTGGGCAGTTCGTTCAATCGTTTCCTGAAGTCGGTGAATGATGCCCGCACAGGATCAAGCGCCGCCGTGTCGGCGTTTGGCGATCTTGGCATCTCTGTCGATCAGGTGCGTTCCGCCACGCCGGAGCAGCTGTTCACGGACGTGGCCGCTGCACTGCTGCAGATTGACGATCCGGCCCGGCGTGCTGCGGTTGCTCTGCAGTTGTTCGGTAAGGCTGGGCTTGAACTTCTTCCCGTGTTTGACGAACTGGCGACCGCCAGACAGGAGCTCGAGCGGCTCGGTGCCGCCATCTCTGACAGGCAGCGAGAGCAGATTGCCCGATTCGGCGACGAGCTCGACCGGGCGTCGATCGCCGCCAAGGGCTTTGCTGATCAGTCGTCCGCAGCGTTTGCTGACAGTGCGGCGAACGTAACGCTGGCGTTCACGGAGATCACTGCATCGGTCAACAGGTTCTCTCAGGAGAATCAGACGGCGTCGCAGGCACTCGCCACGTCCATCGTCGATCTGATACCGCTGGTTGGCCAGCTGAACCTGCTTGGCAGGACGCTGCGTCTGTTTGGCGAGGAGGCGGATGGCTCTGCCGGCGGCGTGTCGCAGATCGCTGACTCGCTTGAGCAATCGCAGGCCGAGGCCGATGCGTTGCAAAAGTCTCTTGACCGCGTGCGACAGAGCGTGAGCGACGCCATCAACGAGTCGGCCGCCTTTGGACAGGCCGGGTTTGACGCCGCCTTGCAGTATCAGGAGTCGATCCGAGAACTGCAGGCACAGCTGGACGACGGGCTGATCAACGAAGAGACCTTCCGGCGTGCTGCCGCTCGTGCTGGCGATGCGTTCCGAGACGAGATCGCCCGCATTGAGAATGACGCCAAGATCGAACTGCAGATTGAGGCGGATGCCCAGGCCACCGTCGCTGGACTGCGGGCCGAGATTTCGAAGGCTATCGACGATGCGGCCAAGTTCGGCCAAGCGGGCTTTGACGCCGCGCTGCAGTTCCAGAACAAGCTTGAAGAACTGCGGCAGCAGTTTGAGGGCGGAGTCATCAACGAAGAGACGCTTCGCCGTGGCGTGGCCGCAGCCAACGCTGAGTACGACGCACAGATCGGCAAGGTGAAGCAACTGCAGGACGAGCAGCGGCGACTGATTGACGCCGACCGGGCCCGCATCGACGGGCTGCTGGAGGCAAACAGTGCGACCGTGAAGCTGGAGCAGGATCTGCTTGCCGTGCAGCGTGAGCAGGCCCGGGTGTCGGAGCAACTCGCCGCCGCCCGTGCGGCCGGCAATGCCGCCGACGCTGACGTTGCTGCCGCCCGCCAGGCGGAGCTTGACCAGTTGCAAAGCAAGCTCGAAGACCAGCAGCAGGCTTTGGAGCAGGGCTTCGGCCAAGGCTTTCAGGCTGCGTTCCAAGCGGTTGATAAGAACATCGACGGGCTGATTGCCAAGTCTGAGGAGTTCGGCAAAGCCGGGTTCAACGCTGCGTTTCGTCTGCAGGAAGGCATTGCTGCCGCCCAAGAGCAGGCGTCCGCCGGCATCCTCGACAAAACGGCGTTCGACGCCGAGGTGGCCCGGCAGCAAGAGCTCTTCAACAACGAGATTAAGAACCTTGAGAAGATCAAAAAGAGAAAGGACGAGTACGCTGCGGATGAAAAAGCCAAGCAAGACAAGGCACAGCAAGACGCCCTGCGGCTGCAGCAGAAGTACGCCGACCAGCAACGCCAAGCCGTCGAGGCCGCCGCTAACGAGCAGCGGCGTGTGCAGGAAGAAATCTTCAAGTACCAGCAAAAGGTGCTTGAAGAGCAGCAGAAAGCCGCCGAGGCCGAAGCCAAGCGACAGGAAGAGCGGCTGACCAAGCTGAACACGCTCGGCTCGCAGACCATCACGGGCAGCGACATCCGCACCGCTGAGGGTGCTGCCCTGGTGCTGAACCTGACGGCCAACGCTCAGGATCCCCGGCTCATTCAGGAGCGGCTGCAGACCAAGCTGCTCGAGCGGATTGCCACGGGCATCGGCCAGGCGGCGAGCAACTACTTCAACCAGCCGGTGGCCATCGTTGGCTACTCGTCATTCGGGGAGCCGACCTAATGGGCATTGCATCCGTCACCGAACTGGCACGCTCGTCTGACTTCACGCTCGGCACGCAGCCGGTAGCGACTCGCCGCTGGGCCGTCACGCTCACGGACAATACGCTGCAGAACACGCCGCTGACCGAGACGGACATCCTCACAAACGTCGATATGAACCTGAGCGCGTTCGGCAACGTGCATCCGACGTGGTCTGCTCTCGGCCTGCGAAAGATCGTCATCAACGAGCGGTTCAACGACTCGCCGTACCACGTTGAGGTTGTGGCCGAGTACGGCAACGTCACTGCCAACGAACTGCTGGCACCGGCGTCTCGTGCTGCCGAGTGGTCTTTCGAGTCGCAGCCCAGCCAGGTGCCGGCCCTGTACTACTACCACGGCACGGGCAACGGCGACCTGCGGCCACTGACCAACTCTGCCTACGACTACTTTGAGGGCATCACGACCGACGAGGCCATGGTGCGGGCGACGATTCGCAGGAACTACACCGCCTTCCCGTCGTCGCAGATGGCCGCCACCAACACGGTCAACGACGGCACCTACTTCGGAGGTGCGGCGTATTCGTGGAAGTGTGCGGGCGTGAACTCCACATTCACCATCGAGCTCTTCAACAACGCCTCGTATTCGTACTGGGCCACGCAGATCGAGCTCATGTACCGCCAGACCGGCTGGGTGCTGCAGCTGCCCGACGTGGGCTGGAACTACCTCAGAGACGGCCAGAAGCGGCGGGCCATGGTGTTCGACTTTGAGAACGGCGAGTGGGTGGCGTCGGCCAACCCTGTCGGCCTATATCTGGGCGAGCAGGTGAGCGGACAGCCCGACGTGCTGCCTCGTCGGGTGAATCAGGTGGCCAACTTCACCACGCTCTTCGGCACGCCGCCGTCCTGACATGGCACGCAGAAAAGGCCCACTCGACGCCGTGCAGTTCACCCGGGAATCCGCAGAGCGGATTGCGGGCGTGGTGCGTCAGGCCGAGTTAACGCCCCCGGCGGCTTCGCCGCTGACGTTCGCCAAGCGGTTTGAGGAGCGAGCCCCCAAGCAGGTGCGGGCAGCGACGTTCTCGGGCTCGTGGCCGATTGGCAGCACGAAGGTCGTCACGCTCAAGTACGCACCGACGGCCACCGTCAACGCCGTCAATCTGTCGTGGCCGATCACGCTGACGGCGTATAGCAGTGAGGACTGCATCGTCGGGAAAGAGGGCACGAACTGGTGGCTGGTGGTGCCGAAGTTGGAGGCACGCACGGCGGTGTTCGTGACTCAGACGCAGCAGCGTATGTTCTGCTCTGGCACTGCGTCGCAGTCGCTCGTGACGGACGTGACCATAACCGCAACCCTCAACACGACAGACTGCTCGATTACTGTCGGAAAGACGCTCACGACTTCTAGCATCACTGTCGTGAGTGCCACCGCCACAGCGCCGTTCATTGTCTCGTCTTACACGTCCACATTCCTACGCATCCGGGTGCCGTGATGGTGTGCCCGTGCTGCGTGCCGCCGCCGCCTTCGTGCGATCCGTGCCTCAACTGCGATATTCCGTTAGGACAGCTCTCTAGGTTTGTTGAGCCTGGTGGCTTGAACTGCCAAGCGTTTTCGCCGTGGTATGCAAGCGTCTTGCAATTTGTGGCCTCCCC